CTGAATTCCATTCAAACACTTCACCATCGTGAATTAAACAAATGGCTTTGTCACCAAAATTATCTAGTGACCACATACCTGGTTCTAATACTAAGTCACCAGATGCAGCCTCGCCCCATGCAACATAGCTTGAAGAGTTTGTAACTGTTGCTCCATCACTGTGTGTAGTTGGCGATGTTCCTCTAACTCCCCTTGTAATACCAGTAAGTTTATTTCCTGTAATACCTGTGTATGATATCTCCTCAGTTCCTATTTGCACAAAGTTTGTTCCTGATGATGGAAACTGTGTAGCGTCTGTTAAAGTTATTTCTGTAGCTGATCCGTTGTTACCACCAGACGTGCTAGATATAGCTCCATTTAAAGTTGTATTGAAAGCACCAACCTCTTCACCACCCCAAGTTCCAAGTGACCAACCAAAACCTTTTGCCTGAACAGCAGGTCCTACAGGATAGTAATGTCTAACTCTAATACCACCAGATGTTGTGGCACCTGATCCTGTTTCATTCGAAGGCATCGTAATTGTTATAGTATCTGCTGTTGGCACAGACGTTACCATAAATCTTATGTCATTAAAATCAGACGCACTAAAATTTGAATTTGTAATCGCACTAAAATTATCTAACAATATAATATCACCTGCTTCAAAACCATGAGATGTAATTGTGATTGTAACTATGGCCGATCCGTTAGACGTGCTAAATGCATTAGAAAGCGTAGTTGTAGATTTAATTGGGTGTATGTCATAGAACACACCACCTGAATAAGCATATAATATTCTGTTTGTTCCTATGATTGAGTATTTAATACTCTGACTATTGATAAATTGGTGTAATCCCCTAGCAGCGCCTGTAACATTGTCGGCCCCTAATTGTTTCCAACCACCTATTTTTTCAGGTGTCTGATACCTGAAACGAACGTTATCACAGTCTATCCACTGGCCTTCAGCCGTAGTCGCTGTAATTTGTTTATTAATACCTGGTGCAAAGCCTATTTTTTGTAACATATAATATCCTGTTTAGACGAGGAGTATTGTGGTGTGGTGGAAATACTCCTCATCAAAACAGGACTATATAATATTATTTATTGATTTTAAAGCCTTTATACCACGCTGGTAAACCTAAAAAAGGCCTTTTATCGTACATGTTTTCTTTAGCTGTTTTCTTCTTAACATCGTTGTAATGCAAGAATACTTGTGCACAGTCTTTGCCTTTGAAAGGTTCTCTCCAATGTTCTAGTTCACAACCCATATAGACTAACATATCACCAGGATCTAAATCTACTTTGACACCAGCTTGTTTTTCTTTACCTGTTGGGTCTAAGTATATAGGCCAAGGATCACCACCAAGATTTAAAGTAGTAGATACCTCACAAGAATACCTATCTTTGTGACGATGTAATACATCTCCATCTTTATATATTCTAGCGTAAGAATATGCTGGTTGTAATTTATAACCAGTTTGTTTCTCCATCTTAGTTTGAAGACCTTGTAACAAAGTTTCCATAACTAAATCACTGTAATGAGAGTATGTATTAGGAACTTGAGAATCATTCCATACACCAAAATACTCTGTGAACGGCGATATATATTTATTATCAAATAAAAATCTAGCAACCCTTCTCTTGTTTAAGAAATAAGTATAACAAAAATCTGCTAATTCTTTTGATATAGCTCCTTTTATGACTGAGTATTTATTTTTTTTGAACGACATTTTTTCTCCTTTTCATTAGTTCTTTCCTTTTTTCTTCCAAGATTGTTTCTACAAAATCATCTTGAACTTTTGTATTAGTGCCTAAAATAGTTTTTATATAATTAATCATTTTTTTATTTTTTAATATCATTTTTATAACAGTCTAAAACTGGTTTTGGTATTGCTTGTATGTTCCAATGTATAAATCTAAAAGGTTCATACCCATTGTCAACGCTATATAAATGAGGCATAAAAGAATTAAAAAATATAAGTCTTCCTGGTTTTACACTATAGTTTATTTGAGACGTTGCTAAACTCACTTTATTTTTATCTTTTTCAGGCAAAAGATTCATGCACCTGCCTGGTCTAGGATCTTCAAATACTGGTCGTGATGTTATATCACTAGCTTTTAAAAAATAAAAACCAGACATGTGACCATTCCAGTGTGTATGTAAGGTGTGATGTCCACCACCTAAATGTGAAAATTCTTGCACCCAAAGTTCAGTTAAAAACAATTGATGACCACTTAAATCAAAACCTTGTTCATCTAATAAATTATATGCCGTAGCTATTATCCATTCTTGTAGATCTTTAAATTTTGGATCACCTATAAGGCTAGTAGAATGATGAACCATACCATGATCTCCTTTATCTCCATGTTTTTTAGTTCTTTCATTTATAAATTTTTTATTATTTTTAGCTGCTGCTTTAATGTATGGATCAGAAGCTTTATTTAATTTTTTTACCCAGTCTGGTTTATCCATCCAATATATTGGACAAGTAAAATAATCCTCTCTAAATAATTGTTCTTTTTTATTTTTCATCGAAACGGGTACCCTAAGTTCCATATTACTAAACTATATCTAGATCCTTTTATCACTGGACAAACTCTGTGCCAAACAAAAGATGGAAATACAACTAAAGATCCTTTTGGTAAAATCTCTTTACATTTATAAGGTTTTATTTTTTTGTCGGGGTCCATGTTTCTAAAATCAAACTCTAACTCTCCACCTTTGTATTCTTTTGGATCAGACAAGGAAACAGTGACAGACAGCTTTCTTATCTTACCGTGATCAGGTGCAGATGTATTTTCTCTTATGTAAGGTTTGTCCCAACTATCACAATGCCAATCATAGTATTGACCTTTTTCATATTTTGTAAATTGACAGGACTCAGACCAATCCCAATTAAAATTCCAACCTGCATCAGAATTTGCTTGATGAACATATGGATGTATTTCTTTGTATATCCATCTATCATTTAACCAAACAATATTAGAATCTCTTTTCTTTTTTAAATCTTTAAGTTGTTTTTTATTTAATTTCTTACCACCATATCCACCTGTTATAGCCATTTGATCAGATATGGATTTACCATACTTAACAATTTCATCACATATTCTTTCAGGAACAGCTTTTTTAAACCACCAACAATAATTTGACAAATTCATATTTCTTTCTTTTTATAACTTAATCTTAACTTAAAGTCAAAGTCCCAGTAACAGTGAAAGTAGCTACTTTATCGTTAGCTGGTCCCACACAGTTTGCTACAGAATTAGTTCCTGGTGCTACAGCTACTGTTGTTCCACCTGGAACTCTTACTATAACTACACCTGGTCCTCCGTTTCCAGCGCCGACGTTATCGCCGCCACCTCCGCCACCACCACCTCTATTGGTAGTTCCAGCAGAACCTGGAGTTCCAGGGCTTCCGCCTGCACCACCTGTTGAACAAGGACTTGCTGGACCTGCACCACCTGGACCTGCACCGCCTCCTCCACCACCATAAGATAAAGGTGAACCTGTTATTGAACTTGTTATACCAACACCGCCAGCTCCACCACTAGCATTACTTCCAGGACCAGGACTTGCTCCTACTCCGCCAGCTCCACCACCGCCACCGGCTCCTCTACCTGGATTTGCTGATGATGTACCACCAGAATTTCCTTGAGGTGGATCTACAGGAGGTGTGTTTCCAGCTCCACCTGCAGCTGCTCCAGTTCCTCCAGAAGATGCTCCTCCACCACCAGAGCCACCGGCTACACCAGTTCTTTGACTGCAAGGTGCCTCTCCAGCACCTCCTCCACCACCAGCTGATGATATACATCCTACTGATGACGTTTCACCTGCAGTACCAATGTTTGCAGGAGATGCTCCTGGACTTCCTTTATTACCGCCAGCTCCACCGCCTCCTACTGTAACAGTGTGTGCTCCTAATGTTAAAAATTCTTGTGATCCAGCTAAAGGTGAGTCAAATGAAATTCTAACACCACCTGCACCTCCTCCACCACCATCAGAGCCACCACCTCCAGCTCCACCAGCTACAACTAGATAGTGAGCGCTTATTCCTGTTAAAGGCCATTTGCCTTGTTGTAAAGCTGACATTTGAGATTGCATTGACCAAACACCTGATGCTGCATTTAATTCTTTTACTAAAACTACTCCTGATCCACCGTTAGCACCATTACCGGATCCTCCACCACCGCCTCCACCGCCACCGGTGTTAGCTGTTGCATTTGAACCTGCTCCACCTGGAGCGTTACCGCCAGCTCCACCACCGCCAGCTCCTCCTGAAGCTGCTGGTGAAGGAAAATCTGCTCCACCGCCACCACCGCCGGCTACTGAACCACAAACTCCAACCGTAGTTCCAAAAACTGGTGATACATTTGTGCCTGCTCCACCTAATCCTGCTAGTGAATTTGGTTTAGATGTTGGTGCGTCACCACCTACTGCACCTGCTCCGCCACCACCGCCAGCTCCTGATCCACATGCTCCTGGTGAGTGCACTGCATTACCTGCTCCACCTGCATTACCTTGTCCACAAACTCCTGGTGATCCTGGATAAGGACCATTAGCGTCATGGAAACCACCGCCTCCACCTGACCCACCTGGATCTCCTGCAGTGTCTCCTGTTGAACCACCTCTTCCACCACCTGTTGCAGTGAGTGTTACACCACCTATAACGGCTACTGAATTACAACCTGGCACTCCTAATAATGGAGTTCCTGGACTTGGTTGTGGAGAACCTCCACCACCGCCTCCGATTGTAACTGGATATGATGTTGATGCTGTTACAGGTATTACGGCTCCAGGATTTAATAAACCTCCTGCTCCACCGCCGCCACCTTTATCACCACCACCTCCACCACCGCCAGCAACAACTGCGACTTGCACAGCTCCTACTGTTGCAGGTGTAGTGTAATTACCTGATGCTGTTACTTTTGTAGTTTTATTTTTACCAAATGATGTGGAGTTTATCTTACCGATGATACCACCGTTTAAAGATCCGCCTTTAGTGCTTGGCATTTAATGTCCTCCTATGCGGACACCCAAGCTAGACCTGATGCGTCCCAAATAAAATTGTTATCGTCTTTATCTTTTGCAATCCATCTTTGGTTGTCTTCATCCCAAGATACGTTGTAAGGATTTTCTGCGTCTGGTCCTTCATTAGTAGGATTAGCGACTGGTGCTTTCCAATCATTGTTATCATCTAAAGACCATGATGCGTATGGTTGCGGATGTAAAAATATGTTTTTATCGAAATCATATGTATAACCTTTACCAGCATACATTTTTCTAAAATTGTGGTTATAAGAAGTTTGTTTCCATGTGCCTCCACCAAAAAATGTAGAACACCAGTTTTCTCCTTCTGGTCCTTCATCAACAGGTGCGTGTTCGTTGCTAACAACGACTACTCTTTCTACAACCCAAAGTTTATCGGACGTGTGTCCTGTTGGATCTGTTTTTTGTATAAGTTCAGCGAAATGTGCCATTTTATTTTTCTCCTTATTTTTGTTTTATATATAATTTTAATATTACAATCAACTATAAAGTCAATGTTCCTGTTACTGTAAATACTGCTACTGTGCAACTACCGTCAGTAAATGTTGTATTTGTGCCTGGTGCCACAGCAAAACTACCTGGTTTTCCAGATGTAGGGACTCTTAATACTACAATACCTGATCCACCTGCAGATCCTTGAACAGTTGAAGTTCCAGGGTTAACAGTGTTACCTGGGCCAGGTTGAGATAAACCTCCACCTCCGCCACCACCGGTATTAACTGTTCCAGCAGTTCCTTTTTGAGTTCCAGGTGTTCCACCAGTTCCGCCACCTCCAGAGCCACCAGCTCCACCTCCAGAAGGTACAGTTGCTGTGTTTGAACCTCCGCCACCACCAGCAAAAAATCTTCCTGGTGCAGGTCCTGATGCCCCATAACTTGGTGCTTGAGGTGCACTTCCAAATATTACTGTAGGTGCTCCTACACCACCTGCTCCACCAGCGTTACAAGTTCCACAAGCTCCAGCAGCGCCTGCTCCACCACCTCCGCCAGATGCTTTTATATTAGAAGGTGAGCCATCTTTTCCAAACCCACCTGGATTACCTTGTCCTGATACTCCAGCACCACCAGGTCTATTATTTTCAGCTGTTGCTCCACCTCCCGATCCACCGTCTCGTCCTGGAAAAATATTTTCAGCGCATCCTGGAGAAGGGGTTAAACCAGAACCTCCACCACCGCCTCCAGTTGCTGTTATGCCTGAAATAGTTGAATCGTTACCGTTATTTCCTCTTGTGCTTGCCATAACAGGAACTGATCCTGTAAGTTCAGCACCACCTGCTCCAATCGTTACGGCATATGTTGTGCCTGTTGCTAAAGATAGAGCTGATCTTGCAGGATTACATTTAGAATTTACAAATCCTCCTGCTCCACCTCCACCACCAGCGTTGCAAGAAGAACCTCTTCCAGTTCCACCAGCACCACCTCCGGCTACTACTAAATACTCTGTTGATAAATATGGACCGCTTCTCGTTGTAAAAGCTCCTGAATTTGAAAATAAATGTTGTGTGTTACAAGAAACACATGAAACTGTTCCGCCACCTGCTCTTTGAGGTCCTGGATATTGAATAATTACTACACCTGATCCACCAGTACCAGCTGTTCCTGTGCCTCCAGATCCTGCTCCACCTCCAGTGTTAGCAGTTCCGTTTCCGTTAGCTGTTCCTCCACCACCGGGACCTGCTGCTCCATTAGTTCCTGAGCCACAATTTCTTCCACCGCCGCCACCACCAGCTCTTAATGTTGAATCTCCTGGCCAAACATTAGCTCCTGCTCCACCAGCTCCACCAGTGTTTGGTCCTGGGGAAGGTGATCCTGCAGCTCCTGCTCCACCACCGCCACCGCCGCCAGTGTTACAAGGTGTTCCTGTTCCGCCAGGATTACCTTGTGCAGTAAACGTAGTTGGATTGTTACCAGATCCTAGTGTTCCTGCTCCTGCTCCATCGCCAGATCCAGATCCACCACCTGAACCTCCATTTCCACCGGATTTAGCACCAGCAGGTGAAGGAGATGTTGCAGCTCCTCCCTGACCTCCATGTCCACCGCCACCAGCTGTAAAAGTTGAAATGTCTGGTCCTGAAATAGATGAATCATTTCCGTTACCAGCAGTTGAGCAGGTTGATTGAGTCTGATCGGTATTGGGTGTGTTTGCGCCACCTGCACCAACTGTAATTCCATAATCATTGTTACCACCTAATTCTAAAGCTGTATTAAATCTATATCCACCGGCTCCACCGCCGCCACCTCTGTTTGGTGCAGCTCCTGCACCACCACCTACTGTTAAAATATTTATGCCTCCAAAAGGCGCTGCTCCTGGCCATGCATCATTTAATCTTGCATCGTAAACTTCTTCTAATGAAAAAACACCAGTTGCTCCTGGTCCTGTTGTAGAAATTTCTTCAACAGCCACCATACCTGATCCACCATTACCACCTTGTGAACAATTACCTGGAGGAGAACCTGGTCCTCCGCCACCGCCTCCACCGCCGGTGCCACTTAAAGCATCATCAGCGTTTGCACTTCCTGGTCTTCCACCTGCAGTACCACCACCAAAACCAATATTGTTAGTTGAAGAATTTCCACCGCCACCACCGCCAGCGATTGCAGGCATTGTTCCTGCTGGAGCCGCTGCAGTAATTGCTCCACCAAAGGGAGATAAATAAGATTCTAAAGATGAGCCTGCACCTCCTTTTGATTGATTACAAGCTGTGTTTCCTGGAAAGCCAGTGCCACCAGAACCTCCGCCTCCACCACCAACAGAAGGTGTAGCATTTCCGCCTGTGTTTCCTTGTGAGGGATCTGTTGGAGGAGTGTTACCTGCACCACCAGGTTGACATTGTCCGCCTCCACCACCTGAACCACCGGTTGCTCCCGTAGAGTCACTAGATGGTAAACCTCTGTCAGAGCCTCCTCTTCCACCACCAGTGGAAGTTTGAGTTGTAGGCCCAGGAAATACTAAACTTGAATCAGCACCAGATGTACCATTTCCAGTTCCACCTGCTCCACCAGCTCCTACTGTAACAGCATAAGGTGTTGATCCACAAACAGATTGACCAGAAAAAGTTCTGTATCCACCTGCACCTCCACCACCTGCTCTGTCAGCTCCACCTGCACCACCACCAGCAATGATTGTAGCGTTAACTTTAGTTGTATCTGATTCAGTTGTTAAAGTTCCAGAAGCTGTAAAGATAGAAACTTTTGGTTTTTTCTTTTTTTCGGTAGTGTTAACTGGTCCTATAATTCCGCCATTTGCCATAGCTTATAAAACCTCCTACGCGTCGTCTATCGATTCATACGATACGAATAGTTCTAAATCTCCAGAAGCGTTTGCCCCACCTTTTAGAACATCTGACTCCATCATGTATATTGGCGTATCTAATACAACTAACGTTGCGTCAGCTGGAACCGATACCGTTTTTGCTAAATGAAAAGTTCCAGAAGTGTCAAAGTTTGCGACACCATCTGGTGTAAAGTTTGATTTTGTAATTGATAATGTTAAATCTGCTGCACTAGA